TGACAAAGGCTCTGGGTCCTGAAGAGCAGCGTGTAGTTGTTCGTGAGCTTCCTACAAATGTGATCGTACACGAATTGTGGGATCGGATCAATGAGCTGACAGAGTTCAAGAAGAACTTCGAAGAGCTCATGAGCCGTGACTTCAGGAAAAAAGACTAATCAGGGGGTAATTATATTATGAATTCAAGAGGCACCGCACTTATTGCATTCATGTCTGGCGCTGCAATTAGCGGCGTCATCACATGGTGGTTTACAAAAGATCACTATCTGTCCAAAGCAGATGAAGAGATCGAACAGGTAAAGGCTGCATATGCCGAAAAGCTCGATGAGTATCGTGAAAAGCATGATATTCGTGAGGCAGCAAAGCCGTATGACGGAGGAGACGTCGATGATACGAAAGTACTTGTAACAGATAAGGAGAGTCGCAGAGAACATATCAAAAGACTTCGCGAGAAACCTCCTGTTACTGAGTACTATAAGATGTACAAAGGAAGTTCTCCGAAGGATACGATGGAAGCTTCTGACGAAGACGTCGAAGAGGAATTCACAGAAGAAGTTGGTGAAGTTGATCCGGCAGATCTGCAGCATCCTGAAGACGACGGAGAAGAATACAACAACATGGACGAGGAACTGCTCCGTATCGATCAGGAAGAACGGAACAAGGCTGCCGAGGAGGGATATTCAGTGCCTTACATTATTGATGAAGCTGATTTCACAAACGGACGATCCGATTTTGAGAAGATCGACCTTGATTACTGGGACGACGGAATTGTTACAACCTATGAAGAGGAAGAGATCGAGGATTATCCGGATCTGATCGGCGGCTGCCTGAACGAAGTTGTTAACGGAGTTTCATTCGTGAATAATGACGCGATGGATGTTCTGTACGTCAGGAACGAAGCCCAGGGAGTTGACTACTGCATTACAAAGCAGGGATTCGCTTGGGGTAAGGACGAAGAATAATTATATTTGAGGTTTGGGAGGTGGTGCGGTATTAATCGCATTCCCTCTCAAATTTTCGCTATATTTAAGGAAAGGAGGTGCATTGATGGATGCTTACATGAAATGGATGCTCGATAAGATCGATTTCAAGAAACGAGGCCATAAGAAGTATGGAAAGTTGCTGAAAAGTCTTAATGAGATCGAGTATGAATTTACAACATTACTTGATGAAAATCGTTTATCGGATGCTTTGAACATGCGAAACGAGTTCCTTGAGGAATGTTGTGGATATTCTTACAGTAAATTCGACAGTGCGATGGTTTCTGCCTGTCCTAATATAGTTCTGTTCGGACCTCATCGGTGTAGTGTACTTGAAATGTTGGTTGCTATGAGCATACGATGCGAGATCGAAATGACCGGTGAGCCGGGTTGCGACGTCTTGGGAAGAATGTTCTGGATCGCGATCAATAATTCCGGGTTAAGTAAATTCACTGATGATCGATTCGATGGTCAATTTGTCAGAAAAATTGTAAGTGAATTGACAAATTCTGATATTTTCCCATTTAATCGTTCAGGAATTGACAAAAGCCGTGTTGACCTGTGGTATGCGATGCAACTCTGGATTGCGGAGAATTTGTAAACGATTTGTCAGTTCTGTTAAAAAATGTCATGCTATTACCAGATTTTGCCAGATTGCAATTGATACAAAGCTGCTAAAACAGTAGGTTGTGTCAATTTACCAGTTTTGCTATATTTTATTTTAATAATAAATAATATATATATATATATATATATATAATAAAATTTAAAAATAAACTAGCTTCTGGAAACTGGCAAACTGACAAGTAAAATGTTTTTATATTCCGGAGGCAAAATATGCTAGATTTTGTACGAATCGAAACCAAGATTGATAAAAAGAAGAATGAAGCATCAATCTACCCTTCTTTTTATATTAATCGGTATTCGAAAGATCTGATGATCAAAGGTCGTGCGTTTTATGCCGTATGGGATGATGAAGCCGGATTATGGTCAACAAATGAAATAAGAGCAGGAGAAATCATAGATAAAGAAATTGATATTGTTGCAGCTCGATTAGAAGATAGTGGAGCTTCTTATGAAATAAAGAAGACAAAACTTCTTCGATTCAATTCCAAGAAATGGAACGAGTGGCAGCAGTACTGCAAATCTCTTCCTGATAACTATCATCAATTGGACATGCATGTAACATTCCAGAATGATAAAGTTACAAAGGAAGATTTCATTTCTAAAAAACTTCCATATAATATTGAAGATATAGAAACCCCAGCGTACAATGAAATAATGTCAACATTATATTCTGACGAAGAAAGAGAAAAGTTGGAATGGGCATTAGGAAGTGTAATCTCTGGAGATTCGACTGAAATCCAAAAGTTCTTTGTACTATATGGTGAACCAGGATCTGGTAAATCAACCGTATTGAACATATTCCAAATGGTACTAGACGGATATTGGTCAACGTTTGATGCAAAGGCAATCGGTTCGGCAAATGGAACGTTTGCACTTGAGCCATTCAAGAACAATCCTCTGGTTGCTATTCAGCACGATGGAGATTTATCAAAGATTGAGGACAATAGCAGATTAAACAGTATTGTTTCTCATGAGCAACTGATCGTTAACGAGAAGCACAAGTCGACGTATTCGATGAAATTTAGTTCGTTACTTTTGATGGGTACAAACAAACCTGTTAGAATTACAGATGCCAAGTCAGGTATCCTAAGACGACTCATCGATGTACAACCGAGTGGTAAAAGATTACCGCAGTCGAAATACTTCAAGTTGATGGAGCAAGTTAAGTTTGAGCTTGGAGGTATTGCCAATCATTGCCGAGAATTATATTGCAAACTTGGCAAGAACTACTACAATTCATACAGACCTATCAACATGATGGGAATCACTAACGACTTTTACAACTTTATTGATGACAACTTAGATTTCTTCATTGATAATAAAGAAAGGATGCAGTTGAGAAAAGCTTGGCAGCGTTACAAAGAGTACGTAGCTGAGTCTAACACACAGTATCCATTTTCAATGAAGAACTTCAAGGAAGAGTTAAAGAACTATTACGAATCTTATTCTGAAAGACAGAATGGAGAACGTAAAGTTTATTTAAACTTTCTCGAAAATAAGTTCGGATACGATTTTGTAAAAGCACCTGAGCCTAAAGATACTCAGGAGTATGTGATAGATTTCAGCTATGACAAGTCCATATTCGATAAGGAATGCATGAATTGCCTTGCTCAATATGGAAATAAAGATGATAAGCCAGAAAAGAAGTGGGACGATGTTACAACAAAACTCGCAGCAATAGATACAACAAAGTTGCATTATGTATTACTGCCCGAGAACCACATCGTTATCGATTTCGACTTAAAGAATGAAAAAGGGGAAAAGGACTTTGCTTTGAATTTGGAAGCTGCAAGTAAGTTCCCTCCGACTTATGCGGAGCTAAGCAAGAGCGGAGCTGGTATCCATCTTCATTATATTTATACTGGAGATGTAAAACAGTTAAAGAATTTGTATGCAGAAGACATTGAAGTAAAAGTCTTTACGGGTAAGAGTTCTTTAAGAAGAAGACTTACCAAATGTAATAATGTCCCGATCGCTAAGATTTCCTCGGGACTGCCTCTTAAGGAGGAAAAGAAAGAGATGGTTAATTTCGAAGCTATGAAAAGTGAACGGCAGCTTCGAGCATTTATCATTAACTGTTTGAAGAAGAAACATCATGGCGCGACCAAGCCCGAAGTAGATTATATTTACTCAGAGCTTGAGAAGGCATACAAGAACGGGATGCACTATGACGTAACAGACATGCGTCCTGCAATCACAGCCTTCGCCATGGACTCTACAAATCAGTCTGATATTTGCTTACAGACCGTTCTCAAGATGAAGTTCAAATCGGAAGAAGCAAGTGAAAGTGGAGAATTTGAAAAAGATGCTCCAATTGTATTCTTCGACTGCGAAGTATTCCCGAATCTGTTCCTGATCAACTGGAAGTATGCCGGAGAAGATAAGCAGTGCGTACGAATGATTAATCCGAGTCCGAAAGAAGTTGAAGATCTGTTCCGGTTCAGACTGATCGGATACAACTGCCGGAGGTATGATAATCATATCATGTATGCAAGGAGTATCGGGTATTCGATCGAGGAATTATATCAGCTGAGTAAGAAGATTGTAAATAAGGACAAGAACGATGTAGATCGTAACTGTTTCTTCCAGGAAGCATACAATCTTTCTTATACAGATGTGTATGATTTCGAGGTCGGCGATAACAGAAAGAGTCTGAAGCGTTGGGAAGTTGAACTTGGGATTCATCATCAGGAACTTGAATTTGATTGGAATCAGCCTGTGCCTGAAGACAAGTGGGTTGAAGTTGCAGAGTACTGCGATAATGATGTTATATCCACTGAGAAAGTATTTGATCATCTGCACGCTGACTGGAAGGCAAGACAGATCCTGGCAAAGCTCTCAGGTCTTACACCAAATGATACAACCAACAGCCATACAACTCGATTGATCGTTGGAAATGATCGACATCCGCAGGACAAGTTCATATACACAGATCTGTCTGAGCAGTTCCCTGGTTATGAATACAATCCGCTCGGAATTGATAAAGAGAGATACAATCCGGATGCGAAGATTGTAAGTGGCAAGTCTATTTACAGAGGAGAAGATCCTTCAGAAGGTGGATATGTATTTGCTCGTCCTGGTATGTACTGGAACATCGCATTACTTGATGTGGCTTCTTTGCATCCATCAAGCGCAATTATATTGAAGATCTTCGGAGAAGAGTACACAACTAACTTCGCAGAGCTCAAGCAGTTGCGTATTGACATTAAGCATAGGAACTTCGATCATGCAAGGAAGATGTTCGACGGTAAACTGGCAGAGTTCTTGGAGAACGACGAAGATGCAGATGCACTTTGCTATGCACTTAAGATTGCCATTAACTCTGTTTATGGTTTGACAAGTGCGAAGTTCGAGAATAAACTGAGAGATCCTCGCAATATCGACAATATCGTTGCAAAGCGTGGAGCTCTGTTCATGATCGATCTGAAGCATGCTGTGGAAGAACGTGGATTTACTGTTGCACATATCAAGACAGATTCCATCAAGATTCCGAATGCTACCCCTGAAATTATCAACTTTGTTATCGAGTTTGGTAAGAAGTATGGCTATGACTTCGAGCATGAGGCAACTTATGAGAAGATGTGTCTTGTGAACGATGCCGTATACATTGCTCGTTATACCACAGCTGAGAAGTGTCAGGAAGATTATGGCTATGTTCCAGGCGATAACAAGAAGCACAGTCATGGATGGACAGCTACAGGAGCAGAGTTCCAGGTGCCTTATGTATTTAAGACACTGTTCTCGAAAGAAGAACTTGAGTTCAAAGATTTCTGCGAGATTAAGCAGGTCGCAAAAGGGTCATTATATTTGGATATGAATGAGCATTTACCGGAAGATGAGCATGACTATCAGTTCATTGGAAGAGTTGGTTCGTTCTGTCCGATTAAAGAAGGTGCTGGCGGAGGAATATTATATCGTATGTCTGAAGATAAGTATTATGCCGCTGCTGGTACCAAAGGCTATCGGTTCCTCGAATCCGAAACAGTGAAAGAACTTCACAAAGAAGATCAGATAGACATGTCCTACTTTGATCATTTAGCAGAAGATGCAATCAAACACATATCAGAATTTGGAGACTTCGACTACTTCGTATCAGAGGCAGTCGAGCCTCCTTTTGAAAACGCAGCTTAAATAAGAAAGGATAAAAACTATGGAAGCAAACATGAATAAAAACTTAACACTGAAGAACGTTAGAATCACATTCAGAAATTTCAGAGGAAAGGGAAGCCAGTTCAACAGAGAAGGCTGCAGAAAGTTCAGCATTGTTCTGAACCAGGAGATTGCAGATCGTATCGCAGCTGATGGCTGGAAGGTTAAGACAAAAGCTCCCAGAGAAGAAGGAGATGATCCTTTATTATATCTGGAAGCTGAGCTGAAGTACAAGAACATTAAGGGCGAAGATGTTCAGAGACCTCCCAAGGTTGTAATGATCAGAGGGGGAAAGCAGAAAGAGTTAACTGAAAATTCCGTTGGTATCCTGGATACTGCTGAGATCGAGAACGTTGATGTAACTCTCAGACCTTACAACTGGGAAATGAAAACTGCAAGAGGAATCGAAACTGGCGTTAAAGCATATGTTAAAACGCTCTACGTTACTATCGCAATGGATGAGCTGGAAGAAATGTATGCTGACCTGGATGAAGATGAAGAGGAGCTTCCGTTCGGAGAATGATCGAATTCGGCCCGCATCAAATTAAAGCTGTAAAAGAATTGCACGACAAATGTATTCTAAGAGCTGATGTTGGCGTTGGTAAATCTCGGACCGCTTTAGTATACTATTATATTAAGGTATGCTGTGGCGGTCTGGGTATACCATCCTTAGATTTCGGTCTTCACGATATGACAATGCCGAGAGATTTGTACATCATCACAACAGCTAAGAAAAGAGATGATCTTAGTTGGATGGAAGAATGTTCAAAGATCGGGCTTACAAGTGATCCGATGATTAATCCAGGTGGAGTATGTGTAACTATAGACTCTTGGAATAACATTAAAAAGTATACGAATGTGTGTGGTGCGTTCTTCATCTTTGACGAACAGCGATTAGTTGGTTCTGGAGCTTGGGTAAAGAGTTTCTACAAAATTTCAAAAAAGAATAAGTGGATTCTCTTATCTGCAACACCAGGCGATACATGGTCGGATTATATTCCAGTATTCGTAGCAAATGGATTCTACAAGAACAAGACAGAGTTTAACAGAGAACATGCCGTGTTTAGTAGATACACATCTTATCCGAAGATAGAACGATACATACAGACTGGACGATTAGTAAAATATAGAAATCAGATTCTTGTTAATATGGAAGATATGCGAACAGCTGTCGAACACCATATTGATTGTCCTGTTGAGTACAACAAAGAATTATATCGCACTATTAAGAGAGATAGATGGAACTTCTATGATAACGAACCGATCGAAGAGACTGGAAAGTTGTGTTACCTTGAGCGTAAGGTAACCAATAGTGATTCGACCAGAATTAAGAAACTTTGTGATTTAGTTAAGAAGCATGACAGAGCAATCATATTCTACAACTTTGATTATGAACTTGAAATCATAAGAGAAGTTCTGAATACTATGAATGTTCCGTTTGCTGAATGGAATGGACATAAGCATGATCCATTACCAGAAAGCGATCGTTGGATGTATGTTGTTCAATATGCAGCTGGATGCGAAGGATGGAATTGTACAAGTACAAATGTAATTATATTCTATTCACAGAACTACAGTTACAAAGTTATGACCCAAGCAGCAGGAAGAATCAACAGGCTTAACACAAAGTATACAGATCTGTACTATTATCATCTTAGGAGTTATAGTCAGATCGACTTGGCAATAAGAAGAGCTCTTCAGATGAAACAGAATTTCAACGAAAGCTCATACGCCAAAATCAACAAAAAACCAAAAAATGAAATCCGGAAAGCCGCATAAATACTGGTAAGGTAAAAAAAACATGCCTTATGATGAGAGAGAAGGGAAAATGAGTTGAAGAGAGACGTGTAAATGGTACACGCTCTCTTAACTTTTGTCCAAAGGAGGTTTGAATTGGGAAAGTTAGAACGAGATTTCCAAGCGAACCTTATCAAAGACATCAAGGATCGTTTTAAAGGATGTATAGTTCTTAAGAATGATTGCAGGTACATACAAGGTATTCCAGACCTTACCGTATTTTACGGTGACAAATGGGCTGCGCTGGAATGCAAGAAGAGCAAAGATGAACCTCATCGTCCAAATCAGGACTATTATATTAAGAAGATGAACAAGATGTCTTATGCCTCTTTTGTATTTCCGGAGAACAAGGAAGAGGTACTAAATGAAATGGAGAGATCATTCAAATCTTGAGGGGTTACATGCACCATTTAGTGCAAGCGGTCATTCGTGGCTAAACTACGATGACGAAAAGTTTAGAACAGTTTACACCAATATGCTTGCCAAACAAAAGGGAACTGAGGATCATGAATTCGCAGCAACATGTATCAAGCGAAAACAAAAGCTCCCAGGATCAAAGATCAACTTAAGTCGTTATGTAAACGATGCGATTGGCTTTAAGATGTCACCCGAAGTAATATTATATTATTCTGAGAACTTCTTTGGAACTGCCGATGCAATTTCGTTTCGGAAGAATCCGAATTCTGATTCTGGATACAAGTACTTTCTTCGCATTCACGACTTAAAAACAGGAACCTCTGTGGCGATTAAGAAATTATATCAGCTACAGGTTTATGCAGCACTATTCTTTCTTGAGTATCAAATTGATCCTCTTGAAACTGAAATGGAACTTAGGGTTTATCAGTATGGCGAAATCGTAACTGAGAATCCTACAGCAAAAGAAATCAAACCCATCATGGACAAGATTATTAGAGCGGATAAAATAATAGAAGAATTAAAATCGGAGGATTGATCCAATGCTTCTTGAAGAAATTTCATTTGCCCATTATGGGACAAAGCGACATTCAGGTCGTTATCCTTGGGGTTCTGGAGATGATCCGTATCAACATGACGGATTATATTTCAATCAGTATGTGAGAGAAAGAAAGAATGCTGGGGAATCTGAAGTTGACATCGCAAGAGATTTGGAAATGTCTGTTGCAGAACTTCGTTCTAAAGTTTCAATATCAAAAGCTGAGAAAACAGCTGCTGATCGGGCCAAAGCTATTAGGATGAAGGATCATGGAGACAGCAACAGGGTTATTGCTGAAGCTCTTGGTGTTACTGAAGGTACCGTAAGAAACCTCCTTAACCCGACTTTAGAGAGCAGAGCCAACACAATTGCCAACATCTCTGACACAATCAAAAAGAATGTAGATGAGAAAGGTTATATTGATGTTGGCCCTGGCACAGAGATCGAAGTTGGTGTTTCGAGAACAAAAATGAATGCTGCGATTGCGAAGCTTAAAGAAGAAGGCTATGAAAAGATCGTAATCCAGCAGGATCAGTTGGGTATTAATAATGGTCAGAAGACATACGTGACTGTTATGTGCCCTCCCGGAACAACATACAAAGACGTTGTCACAAACAGAGATAAGATCCACACAATGGAAGATTACTTTGTTGACAACGGAAAATCAGTTTTGGGTCTTAGAAAGCCCGAAGATGTATCGTCTGACAGAGTTATGATCAGATATGCAGAAGAAGGTGGAAAAGATAAAGATGGTGTTATCGAATTAAGACCTGGAGTTAAAGATCTTGATCTTGGAAAGTCTCATTATGCACAGGTTCGTATCTCTGTTGATGGAACTCACTATCTCAAAGGTATGGCTATGTACAGTGCTGATGAAATGCCGCCTGGTGTAGACATTATATTCAACACCAATAAGCATATCGGCACAGATAAGATGGACGTTCTTAAGAAACAGAAGAAAGATCCTCTTACTGGTGAGATCGACAAGGACAATCCATTTGGTTCTAACATCAAACCTGGTGGCCAGAGAGGAGCTCTGAATATTTGTAGAGAAGAGGGAGAATGGGATCAGTGGAACGACAGACTTGCGTCTCAGTTCTTATCGAAACAATCTCCTGAACTTGCAAAGAGACAGATCAACTTATCCCTTGCAACAAAGAAGGATGAGTTTGAAAAGATCAAAGAATGCACAAACCCTGCAGTAAAGAGAAAACTTCTCGAAGCATTTGCAAGTGAGTGCGACTCAAACGCTGTAACTTTACATGCTGCCGCATTACCGCGTCAATCATGGAAAGTTATACTACCGATAGATGACCTCAAGGATAACGAGATATACGCACCGACGTATAATGATGGAGAAAGGGTCGCTCTTGTCCGTTATCCTCATGGGGGCATCTTTGAAATTCCGGAATTAACAGTAAACAACAAAAACAAGTCAGCACTTAAAGTTATGAACAATGTAACTGATGCTGTCGGGATTAATTCTCGTGTTGCTGAACGTTTGTCCGGAGCAGACTTCGATGGTGATAGTGTGCTGGTTATTCCTACTAGGAATGTTAAGATCAGAACATCTAAGCCACTCGAAGGGTTGAAAGGGTTTGATCCGAAAGAATCCTATCCTGAGTATGAAGGCATGAAAGTATTGTCTAACAGAACCAAGCAGATAGAGATGGGCAAAGTAACAAACTTGATTACTGACATGCAGATCAAAGGTGCTGATGCAGATGAAATTGCAAGAGCCGTTAGGCATTCTATGGTAATCATCGATGCTGAAAAGCACCACCTCAATTACAAGCAATCTGCAATTGACAATGGCATTGCTGCTTTGAAAAAGAAATACCAGGACGATGGACATGGACATACTGGTGCATCAACTTTGATTTCCAGAGCAGGCTCAGAAGTAAGAGTCCTTGACCGGAAGGCAAACTATAAGCCTGATCCTGAAACTGGTGCGATAGTGTATAAGAACACGGGTAAGACCTATAAGAAGCGTGACAAAGACGGAAACTTAGTCGAATTGCCAAGCACTATTAAGTCTACTCAAATGGAAGAAGCCTTTAACAGCGGCAAAGATGCCTATTCTCTGTCTTCTGGACGTAAGGTTGAGGAGTACTATGCAGAGTATGCCAACCAGCTTAAGGCCATGGCTAACCAGGCCCGCCTTGAATCTTTGCATACAAAATCAACCCCTTATAGCCCCAGTGCTGCTAAGACCTATGCCAAGGAGGTAGAGGTACTTAATGCCAAGCTGAAGGTAGCCCAGAAGAACGCGCCCAGGGAACGGCAGGCCCAGAATTTAGCAGGCCTCATCTACAGAGCAAAATTAGAGGCTGATCCTACCATAAAAGGGGACAAGGATAAGGAGAAAAAGATCAGAAATCAGGCATTAGCAGATGCTAGGGATAAGATGGGTGTTAAAAAGATACCTGTTACTATAGGAGACCGTGAATGGGAAGCCATTCAATCAGGCGCTATTTCCAACAACATGCTAACTAAGATCATGAATAACACTGACTTAGATGCGCTTAGGAAAAGAGCAACTCCTAAACAGTCTCGTGGATTCTCATCTTCTGAAGTTTCTGTTATGCGAACAATGAAAAATTCTGGTTACACATTAAAAGAAATTGCTGATCGTTTTGGTGTTTCTGCCTCAACAATTTCTTCTAAACTAAATGAATAAGTTTGAAAGTAAAACTTTAGAATTCAAAAGTCTTTCTAAAAATTCTAAAACTTTTTAAACTTTATTCATTTGAAAAGAAAGGAGGGATCCCTATGGGTAACAATGGGGAGGGGGACACCGCAACCGATAACCCCCAGGGGGGTATGCTCTCGACAAAGGACAATCCATACAGTCCCTTCACACAATGGGATGAATGGCTAGCTTTTGACGAGCAAAAAGGCTACAATACGAACTCCTTGCTTGCTCGTATTGCTGTTACTTCTGATGACCTGTCTGAGAAACAAAATGAATTGGAAATCGAAAGAGCAATGAAAGAATTTGTTGCTTTGGATCCTTTTCAAATGTATGAAATCAGGACCAAGTAGGCATTAAACATTTCTAGATATAGGGGGGGGGTCTAAAAAATGGCACCCCCTCTGAATAT